CACCAATTATACGGCAACGGGCATGAGCCACCCCCCGTACCCACGTATACGTATACAGAGAAATACACAGATTAGGTAAATTAAGTGTTAACCACAAAGGTAAGTGACACTATATACATAGGGTAGGTCAAATTTCTGACACACAATATATGCAACTAATGCATTTTAGGGATTGACAGACCCCCTATAAGTATTGTATAACTATTATATTAAATGAAAACATTAAATGTTATTTAAAAAAAGTAAGATACATTAAATGTAAACATTAAATATACTCCTTAATAATAAAAATACATATGTATAGGAATTAATTCTTGACAAAAAGTAAAAAATCTGTAAAACTATACACAGATAATGTATTAGATGCATTCTATGATGCTATTAAGAACAACACATTAGATAAATTACATATACCCCATAGTGATGTCTTCTATGTAAGACAGGCTGTGGAGGCATATTATGGTCGTAAGTTTACTTTAGAGCATGTAGAAAAAGCTATGAAGGCCGAAGGATGGAAAGACACAGACGATGTTTAAGACTTTAATACTAGTATGTGCATTAGATGTAGTAGATTTAAATCAATGTACTATATTTGAAGATACGTGGGGTCCTTATAAATCGGAAGCACAGTGTGTATTACGTGCAAAACAAATGCAAAGTGATATAGCTGATTTTATTTATGAACCTGTAAAGGCTTTTCACAAGTGTGAATTGAGTATTTAGCATGGCTATACCAGAGCGTGTCAAAACAAAGATGAAGGAAGAGGGGCTATCTGGCGTTAATAAGCCAAAGCGTACCCCGAAACATCCTACTAAGTCTCACTGTGTGATGGCATCTGAAGATGGTAAGTATAAATTTATTAGATTTGGGCAGCAGGGTGTATCAGGTGCAGGTAAAAATCCTAAGACTGCAAAAGATAAAGCACGTAAAAAATCGTATTATGCTAGACATAATGCACAAGGTAAACCGACCACTAAGCTGAGTGCTAAGTATTGGTCACACAAAGTTAAATGGTAGGAGATTACTATGGCATCTAATGATAAAACAATTACAATATATGGAAAGAAAAGAACTTTTCGTGCAATAAATGGAAAGTATTATGAAGTAAAAAATGGAGAAGTCTCAAAAAATCCTTCAACTAGTTTTTTAGTTACATCAAATTTACCTAAATTACAGAAGAGTTCTAGCACAAAGCCTATGGGATTTATGACTGAGAAACCTAGTGGTACAGTTAAAAATCCTAAAGATAAAAACGATGGAAATGCTAAAGCGTATAGACCCGGGACTGTGCCATCTAAACCTACACCTAAACCTAAACCCCCTGCACCTAAAGCAAAAGCTGTACCTAAAGCTAGACCATCAGGTATGGCTGACAGAAAATCTAAACCATCTGTATCACCTACACCTAAACCCCCTGTGCCTAAAGCAAAACCTAAACCTAAAACAGATGGAAATGCTCAAGCATATAGACCGGGCAGAGGTGATTCTAAACTACCACCTAAAACAAAGGATGCTAAGAATCCTGATGCTGCATATAAGTCTGCAAGAGATAAGCAAAGACGTGCAGGTAAAAAGATACAGGAGTTAAGTAATAAAACTGTAAGAGATACCAGCATCAAAGACGCAAGACCAGCAAGAGGTCCAGCCTATGATACTAAAGCACCAGCTAAACAAAAACCTAATGCAAGAGCATTGAAGCAAATACAAGAGCGTAAGGATAAGGCTAAGAACCCACTAAGCAAAGGTATGTTAAATAAAATTACCAAGGAACTTAAAGAGGGTGGTAAGCCTGTATACAAAGATGGTATTGTTGTAGGTGTTACACACAAAGGTTTAATAGGCACTGTTTATACTGGTCGTCCAGATTCTAACCCTTTTAAAAAGAAGAAGAAGAAGAAGTAAAATGGCAAATATGAGTTTAGCAGATGCTTACGAAATATTAGAATCACCATCAGACTTTACTAAACAAGAAGTATAGAATGCAAAAGAAAAAGTAGCTGATGCTTCAAAAACTGTACAAGCTAGTAAAGGTGCGCTAATGAAAAAGAAAAAAGATGATAAGGTAACAGTTGTATCAATTGGTGTAGGCACTATGAAAAAAAGTGACGCTAAGAAAATGGCTAAAGCACAGATGGCAGATGGTGGCATGGCTTATGGTAAGAAGCATATGTACTCCGCAGGTGGTAGTGTAACTATGAACCCCGGACTAAAAGCATTGAAGAAAGCTAGTCCTGAAGCATTTAATAAAATTACTAGTGGCTAATGCGTAGAATACCTAGAAAGCCGGGACAACCTGCTAAAAGTAAAAAGCATAGTGACCTATATACAGATGAAGACCCAAAGGGTACAATCAAAGGTTTAAAGTTTGCTACAGTAAAAGATGCAGAAGCATCTGTGCGTAAGATAAAAGCATCTAGCAGAAGTCATAATCATAAAACACAAGCGGCTATTGCTATGGAGCAAAGGGCTAAAGCAGCAGGTAAAATTGCAGCAGCCAATGTTTTTAGAAGATTTATAGAACAACAAAAGAAGAAAACACGTGCATCCAGTAGAAGCTGATATACGTAAGTGGTCACACGACTTTCTTGAAGTACCTAACGATAAACTAAATGGATTGCCACCCTGTCCATACGCTAGAAAAGCATGGGTAGATAATCAAGTAAAGTTTAGTATTAATACAGGATTAGAAGGTCTAACAGAAGAAGTAAAAAATTTTGAAACTCATAACTACGATATAGTAGTATGGGCATCTGAAGAATTACCTGACATAGAATATCTTGATGGTATTTGTGACGGTATGAATGAAGCATTATCTATTGCAGGTATTGATATGCACTTGATGGTGTTTCACCCAGACTTTGATGCTAGTGATGCAGGTCTTGACTTTTTAGAAGAAGATGGTATAACTAGTAGTCAATTAGAATACTGTATGGTATTTATACAGAGATTGTCCATATTGGATGATGCGGCATTAAGCCTAGAAAAGTCAGGATATTATAAACATTTTCCTGAAGATACATATAACGCTTTAGTTCTTGATAGAAGGAGATTACGTGATGGCAATGGGTAAAACAAAAGTAGCTAAGAAAAAAATGATGCGTGGCGGTGTTGCACAGAAGAAGATGCGTGGTGGCGGCATGGCTAAGATGGCTAAGAAAAAAATGATGCGTGGTGGAATGTTAAAGAAAAAGTAATGGCTAAACAATTTACTAATTCTTTTATATCAAAGAAACGACATCGTAGACCGGGAAGACATAAAAAGAATGTTAACAAAGCTGACAAAACTAAAAACTTTTTTGGTTGAATGTTATTGGTTTTTTTGGAGCAGGTTATTTTTAGAATTTGCAAAAGTATTTGGCAAATGGAATAACAAGTTACATAAATGGTCTGTAATTTGTATAGATAAAATTAGGATAACCTAATGCCACAGTTAGACAAAGTAAAATATACAAATGCTGTTGTGCCGTTAGGAACAAGTACAACAGTTATATACACATGTCCTGCTAACTTTACGGCTGTTGTACAGCTACTTGCTTTTGCAAATAAAGATACATCAGATAGAACATTTGATTTATCTTATACACCTTCGGGTGGTTCTGCACAACAAGTATTAGATGCATTTAGTGTAGCAGTAGCTACTAATATCGTATACGTATTTGATGATGGCAAACCTTTTTTTATGAATGCAGGAGATGTTTTGTCAGGTGTAGGTTCATCTGCAAGTCAAATTATTGCACTAGCATCTATAGAAGAATATTATGACCCAAGCAGGTAAAGATTATGAAAAATACAACAAATAAAAAGACGGTAAAGAAAGTTGTAGCAGGTTTGAAAAAAGCATCTAAGTCACATGCTAAACAAGCTAAAACTTTATCTAGCCTTAAATTAAACAAGGGTGGTAGTACAGTAAATAAAGCAGGTAATTACACAAAACCAACAATGCGTAAGAACCTGTTCAATAGAATAAAGTCAGGTACTAGTGGTGGTGGTGCAGGTCAGTGGTCTGCAAGAAAAGCCCAGATGTTAGCCAAGCAATATAAAGCCAAGGGTGGTGGCTACAGGTGATACATGTATTTGTCTTGTATGTCTTTCTTGGTTTAGATGCAGATAAAAAATTAATAAGTAAAGATATGTACTTCAAAGATTTAAAAGAATGTACATGGTATGCTAAAACATTTGAACAACAAAAAAATAATATAGCATCTTATTGTTTACCAACTCGTGTTAATAAGGAGATGAAACCTATTTACTAGCTTATCATAAAAGGAGAGAGTTATGATAGCAGAAACAATGGCAGGTATTGCACTTGTTAAAGCGAGTGTGGATGGAATAAAGAAAGCCATCACAACTTGTAATGATATAGGCGATATAGCAAAATATATTGATGGCATGTTCGAGGGTGAACAGCAGATACAAAAGAAAAGAAGTAAAGCCCAGAAAGACCCCTTTGCTGTAAACACAATCGCTGAAGAAACCATAAACGCTAAACTTGCACAAGAACATATGCAAGATATGAAGAACCTAATCAATATGAGATTTGGGGCAGGTGTTTGGGAAGGTATAATAGCTGAACGTGCTAAACGAATACAAGAAGCAAAGGAAGCAGAAAAGCAAGCACGTATTGCTAAACGTAAGAAACACGATGCTTTTATACACAATATAGAAGTTGGCAGTATAGTAGTTGGAGTTTGTACGGCATTAATTGCCGCTTTAGTATTTTTAATAATGTGGGTGTAAGATGGCATTAGCAAAATCACAACAGAGTTTAAAGTCTTGGACAAAACAAAAGTGGAGAACTAAAAGTGGCAAGAAATCCAGTGAAACTGGAGAACGGTATTTACCGTCAGCAGCTATCAAATCGCTTTCGTCACAGGAATATTCGGCAACCTCGAAAGCTAAACGAGCAGGAACTAAAGCAGGTAAACAGTTTGTATCCCAGCCTAAAAAAATAGCAAAGAAAACAGCGAGGTTTAGACGTGCTTAATATGTTAATAGGACCTGTAGCAGATTTAGCTGGTACATGGTTAAGTGGTAAAGTAGAAGAGAAGAAAGCACAGTCAGCTACTAAGGTAGCTAGGGCGCAAGCTGAAGCTGTAGTAATGCAGAAGAAAGCTACTGGTGAGATAGACTGGGATTTGGAGATGGCTAAAGGTAGTCAGTCTTCGTGGAAAGATGAGTGGCTTACTATTCTATTTAGTATTCCATTAATCTTAGCATTCATACCGGGAATGGAAGAGGTAGTATCAAATGGTTTTGCCCAGTTGGAAGCAATGCCTCAGTGGTATCAGTATAGTCTTGGCATTATTGTGGCTGCTTCTTTTGGAGTACGTAGCGCAACTAAATTCTTCGGAAAAAAATAAGGATGGCTGCAAAGACAATATTAGAGTACAAGATTCTACCACGCTTAATGATGCTTGTAATGACAATAATGTATATACGAGTGATTGAGTGGGGTATTTCATTAGATGATATCAGTACACAACAGAGTGCAATGATATCTGTAGTTAGCGGTGCAATGACAGGTGCATTTGCAGTTTGGTTAGGCAGTGAGAAGAAATGAAATATGAACGTCAACAATTCATAGATAAACTAATCCAAGGAGAGGGTCTTGTGCTTACGGTCTATCAAGATACGCTAGGCATTGACACAATCGGAATAGGAAGAAATCTAAAAGACCGTGGCATAAGTAAAGAAGAACTTGACTATATGGACATTCCAAATATGGATGCAATATATGAGCATGGTATAACTGAAGCTGATGCGGTTTATTTAGCAACGAATGACGTGCAGATAGTCGAAAGAGAACTATGTCAAGCGCACTCTTGCGTGGATAGCTTAGACGCTGTACGTCAACTAGTACTAATGGACATGGCATTTAATATGGGTGTTCCAAGATTAAAGAAGTTTAAAAATATGTGGGCAGCTATCCATGAGAAAGATTTTGCTACGGCATCAAAAGAAATGCTTGACAGCAGGTGGGCAAGGCAAGTAAAAGGACGTAGCACACGTTTAGCTCACGCTATGGCTACTGGAGAAATGGCATGACACGACAATTAAATGATAGACAGCAAAAGTTCTTATCAGTTCTTTTTGAAGAAGCAAACGGTGATGTTGTACAGGCAAAGAAGATTGCAGGGTACGCAGATAATACACCAACAACTTCTATTGTCAAAGGACTGAAGGATGAGATACTAGAAGCTACATCTATGTATATGGCACGTAATGCACCAAAGGCGGCAATGGCTATGACAGGTGCGCTGTATGACCCAACAGAACTAGGCATACGTGATAAGATGGCGGCAGCAAAAGAATTACTAGACCGTTCAGGTTTGGTAAAGACAGAGAAGATGCAGGTAGAAGCAAGTGGTGGTGTTATGCTTATGCCACCTAAAGCAGTAAGTGAAGAGGATAATGACTAATGGCTGAAAAAAAAGATTCTGTAGGAAAGATGACTAAAGCCGCAATTTTAAAAGAGTTTGGACCTCAAATTCTAGCACGATTTGGAAAAGATGAACTTTCTTTTATTAAAGGACAATCTACTGGTCCCGGTGGTATTGATACTTTGCGTTCTTATGTGCGTGATTATTTTTTTAGTAGCGGAGGATTAGCAACTAAAAATTATGTAAACCCTGTAAAAGTTGTAGACAACCGTAAAAGAAAAAATGACACGTAGCATAGGCAAGTGGAAACTTCCACAACCGACAGACATTAAAGAACAGAACGAATGGGTACAGATACCACGCATAGCACGTACAGTACCATTCGGATATAAGTTAAATGAAGAAGACCCTGACATTCTTGACCCCATACCAACAGAGTTAGATTTATTAGAAAAAGCTAGACAACACGTAAATCAATACAGCTACCGTGAAGTAGCAAACTGGTTAGTCACTAATAGTGGTAGAACCATATCTCATGTAGGATTAAGGAAACGGTTACAGAATGAGCGACAGCGTAAGAACCAAGTTGCAAGCATCCGCAAGTGGGCAGAATATGCGGAAAAGGCAATCGCCAAAGCGAAAGCCCTTGAAGAAGAAAGAACAGGTTCAAAAGCCTAAGATTATTGAGGACGTTTCATACGAAACAGAGTTTGCAGAAGAACACGCTAATGTGTTATTTAAACCAAACGAAGGACCTCAAACTGACTTTCTAGCTGCAGGGGAACGTGAAGTACTCTACGGTGGTTCAGCAGGTGGTGGCAAGTCTTATGCCATGTTAGCAGACCCACTACGTTATATGGGGCATCCAGCATTTAGTGGATTGCTGTTACGACATACAACAGAAGAACTTCGTGAGCTTATCTTTAAGTCACAAGAGTTGTACCCAAAAATATGGCCGGGCATTAAATGGTCGGAAAGAAAGATGCAGTGGACTGCCCCATCTGGTGCGAGACTGTGGATGTCTTATCTTGATAGAGATGATGACGTTCTTCGCTATCAGGGTCTAGCGTTTAGCTGGATAGGCTTTGACGAGTTAACACAGTGGCAGTCACCTTATGCATGGAATTACATGCGTTCTCGTCTTAGGTCTACTGCACCTGACTTGCCTATCTTTATGAGGGCTACAACTAACCCCGGTGGAAGAGGTCACGCTTGGGTTAAGAAAATGTTTATTGACCCATCAGCATATGGAAGGGCATTTGATGCGACAGATATTGAAACAGGTGAAGTTCTCAAATATCCAGCAGGGCATAGCAAAGCTGGGAAGTCTCTTTTCAAAAGGCGGTTTATACCTGCTAGGTTATCTGATAACCCCTATCTCTCAGATGCTGGTGACTACGAAGCCATGCTCTTGTCGCTCCCAGAACAACAAAGAAGACAACTCTTGGACGGTGACTGGGATATTAAAGAAGGTGCAGCGTTCACAGAGTTTAATCGTGATATTCATGTTGTTGAACCTTTTAATATTCCTAGCAATTGGGTTAAGTTTAGAGCATGTGATTATGGGTATGGCTCTTACAGTGGTGTTGTATGGTTTGCTGTCGCACCGTCTGAGCAACTTATTGTGTATAGGGAACTGTATGTGTCAAAAGTGTTAGCTACTGACTTAGCTGACATGATACTAGACTTAGAGGCAGAAGATGGCAATATTAAGTATGGTGTGCTTGATAGTTCTCTTTGGCATAAGCGTGGCGATACTGGTCCTAGCCTTGCAGAGCAAATGATACAGAAGGGTTGCAGGTGGCGACCTTCAGACAGAAGCAGAGGTAGCCGTGTTTCTGGCAAGAATGAAATCCACAGGCGGCTACAAGTTGATGAATTTACGGAAGAGCCTAGACTTGTTTTCTTTAGTAGTTGCACGGACATTATCTCACAATTGCCATCATTGCCACTGGATAAAAAAAATCCAGAGGATATTGACACGAAAGCAGAAGACCACTTGTATGATGCGATGAGGTATGGTATAATGTCACGACCAAGGTTTAGTATATTTGACTATGACCCACATGGAAGACCGGGTGGTGGTATGCCAATAGCAGATTCAACATTTGGATATTAAGGATATTAAAATGGCAGAAGATGAAAATGTAATGATTGAAGATGATGCTATCTCACTAGAAGATGTAGATGATAGCAATGCTGAAGATGTGGATGTTTCTTCTATTATACCTTTTATTAAAGATAGATTTAAACGAGCAGAAGATTATAGATATCAAGATGAACAACGATGGTTAAAAGCCTATCGTAACTATCGTGGATTGTACGGACCTGACGTAGCTTTTACCGAATCTGAAAAGTCACGGGTCTTTATTAAAGTTACTAAAACAAAAACACTTGCGGCTTATGGTCAAATTGTTGATGTACTTTTTGCTAATAATAGATTTCCTCTATCTGTTGACCCTACTGAATTACCAGAAGGGGTTGTTGCAGATGTACACTTTGACCCACAAGAACCAGAACAATTGCGTGGTGATACTTCATTAAGTAGTCCATATGGATTTGCAGGTGATGGTAAAGACCTACCAGCAGGTGCTACAGAAAAGTCTCTTCAGGATATGCTTGGTGCTTTAAAGGGCAAATTAGAGGGCATAGACGGTCTTAAAGAGGGTGTGGGTAAGACACCTACCTCAGTGACCTTTAGCCCTGCTATGGTAGCCGCAAAGATGATGGAAAAGAAAATACATGACCAGCTAGAAGAATCAGGTGCAAGTAAACATCTTCGTAACTCTGCATTTGAAATGGCACTCTTTGGTACTGGTGTAATGAAAGGACCTTTTGCTGTTGACAAAGAATATCCTAACTGGAATGAGGATGGTGAGTATGACCCAGTTTTCAAAACAATGCCACAAGTTTCCCACGTTTCTGTATGGAATTTCTATCCTGACCCTGATGCCAATAATATGGATGAAGCGCAGTATGTTATTGAACGACACAAGATGTCAAGGTCGCAACTTCGGAATCTCAAAAAACGCCCGATGTTCAGAGCAAATGTAATTGATGAAGTAATACAGTTAGGTGAAAATTACACTAAAGAATATTGGGAAGACGATTTAGCTGACTATGCACCAGAACACGGTGTAGAAAGATTTGACGTATTAGAATACTGGGGTATGGTAGATACAGATGCTATGGAAGAAGCAGGTGTTGAAATACCAAAGGAACTAATGGAGTTAGATGAGCTACAAGCAAACGTGTGGATTTGTAATGGCAAGTTACTACGCATGGTTCTTAATCCATTTAAACCGTCTAAGATACCATATCATGCCTCACCTTATGAGTTGAACCCATACTCATTCTTTGGTGTAGGTATTGCTGAGAACATGGACGATACACAGACACTGATGAATGGCTTTATGCGTATGGCTGTTGACAATGCTGTATTATCTGGTAATCTTATTGTAGAAGTAGATGAAACAAACCTAGTGCCGGGTCAAGACTTATCGCTGTATCCGGGCAAGGTGTTCCGAAGACAAGGTGGCGCACCCGGTCAAGCTATCTTTGGTACAAAGTTTCCGAATGTATCTAGTGAGAACATGATGCTGTTTGATAAGGCTCGTGTACTTGCAGATGAAAGCACAGGTTTCCCATCATTTGCACATGGACAGACAGGTGTATCAGGAGTAGGTAGAACTGCTAGTGGTATATCAATGTTGATGAATGCCGCAGCTGGTGGTACAAAGACTGTTATAAAGAATGTAGATGATTATTTATTACGTCCTATAGGAGAAGGACTGTTTAGATTTAATATGCAGTTTGACTATGACCCACAAATAAAAGGCGACTTAGAGGTAAGAGCAAGAGGTACTGAAAGTCTTATGGCTAACGAAGTACGTAGTCAGAGATTGATGCAGTTCTTACAAGTAGCAAGCAATCCTTCTCTTGCACCATTTGCTAAGTTCCAATACATTATACGTGAGATTGCAAAGTCTATGGAGTTAGACCCCGACAAAGTTACTAACAATATGGATGAAGCCGCTATTCAGGCAGAACTTATGAAAGGCTTCCAACAAGAACAACCACAAGAACAAGGCGCACCAGCAGGAGCTAATCCGTTAGACCCAACAGGTGCTGGTGGTGGTAACATAGGAACAGGACAAGTACCTATTCCGGGCGAACAAGGATTTAGTGCAAATGGACAACAGCCGCAAGCAGACACTCAGCAACCTCAAAACGCTGGTCAACCACCCGAAGCAGTGGGAGGCATTCAGTAGTTATATAGAGTTGACTATTGAACAACATCAAAAACTTTTAGAACAAACAGACGATTCAGTACTAATACATAGACAACAGGGTGCAATAGCTGTATTGCGTAAACTTAAAATGCTGAGAGATGAAGTCAATGGATGATAATGAATTTCTTGAATCCTATATAAATATACTAGGAGATGTAGAAGGTAAAGAAGGTGGTGACACCACCACGGATATTTTTACTAGAGAATTAGGAATTGTAGATACTTTAGGAATAGACCCTGCTGATTATCCTAACAATCCAAGAGGATTAGCAAAAGCAGTAGCCGAAAAAAATATCCAAGAATTAAAAAGAATAGGTGTAAATTGGGATGAGTTGCCACTGTCTATGAAATACAATGCATTAGATATGCAATTTAACTTTGGTAGTTTAAACGTAAAAGCAAAAAATTATTTAGCTAATTTAAAAACAGGAAACTATGCAGGTGCAATAAATGAAACATTGGATGCATTAAGTGCAAGCGACCCTAAAGATGGAAAGCAAAGACCCGTAAAAGGTATAGCATTAAGAAGAGCAAAGTTTTATAATTTAGTTGCTTCAGACCTTGGTATTCCACTAATAACTAGTGTAGATGCTGTAAATCAAGACAATGCTCAAAAGAGTGCAATGTTTACTTATAAGTTGGACGATGGTAAGGATATAGTAAAACCTTTTACTGTTATGTCATTACATAGTAGAAGTGTACCCGGTATTGAAAAAGTATTAGGTTTTGAAGATAAAGTTGTTATTAAACCAACAGGGGAAAAACTTCCTGCATCTGATTTAGAAGAAAAAGGAATAGGACAGCAGACTAAATCTGCATTTCCTGCTACAGGTGATGAACAATACTTAGACCAAGAAGAACCTATAAGAGATACAGGAGAACTAGTAGAGCCTGAAGAAAGTCGTGGTATTTTAGACAGGATAAAAGATTTTATTAGTCCAGATACAGATGAAGAAAAAAAATTAAAAAAAATTAGAAAAGAAGAACCTGAAACACTTGATTTGCCAGACGAGTTATCTGAAGCTAGAGACTTCAGTGTTCTTAGAAAGATGTATCAAGATAAAAAATTTAATGAAGGTGGTTTATCTTTATCTGAACAGATGGATACAATACAAGACCCAGCAGTTAAACAGGCTAAACGTAGAGCAAAAGAACGTACTACAGATAAAACAGAATTAGAAAAACTAAAAGATGTAGCAAAGTTTGGTGCAGAGTTTATTCCCGGAGTTGGGGAAGCTATGGCAGTCAAACGTGTATCAGATGCTTTAGATGAAAAAGATTATGTTGGTGCTGGTATAGAAACTGCAGCAGGTGCATTAGGTTTAATTCCTGTAGTAGGTGATATGGCAGGTAAAGCATTACGAACAACAACAAAAACTTTACGCAAAGATGCAAAATTAAAAATTGATAATCCCGGATATGATAGTTTTTACGAAGAGACTTACGCAGAAGGTAAACAAAAATTAGCGGATGCAGAAAAGAAAAGAGCCTTAGAACTTGGACATACCACTGGCTATCCATTAAACATAGGCACGGCAGATGGTGTAACAGGGGTTGCTAATCAAGTTAAATTTAAACCAGAAGAATTAAAAGACATACCCGGCAGTATGGGAGAAGAAAAATTTAGGGCTTCTGGAGAAAAGTTACAACGCTTAAAAGAATCAATAAAAGAAGAAGGGTATAAAGAAGACCCTATAATGATACACGTGAGAGAGGATGGACAACCTTTTATTGTAGAAGGTAATCATCGTTTAGCTGAAGCATTAGAATCTGGTAGAGATACTATTACAGCAGACATTAGATATCTTCGTGGGGCAGAAGAAAAAGCAGGTGTATTAGACCCTAAAAATATTTTTCCTAGTGAAACCTCTGAAGCCATTCCTGTAATGCCTATTAATCAATCAAATTTAACAGAAAAAGGTTTTGATTATAAACCGGGCGGTCAGTATGTTAATCCTATAACAAAAGAAATTCTTACAGGCAAAAAAGTTGGAAATGCTAATATTAAAATTGTGCCAAGTATGGGGGTTAAAGGTGGTAGACCTATGGCATCTTTTAATGTTAGCGACCTTGATGTACCAGAGGTAGGCACTACAGGAAAAGGTAAATCAGATATTCTTGTTAATCTCGTTAAACCTACTACAAAAGGAAATAAAGCTGGTTGGAGTTGGAATAATGTAGAGAGTGAAGAATTTTCAGATATAAACACTCTTGTATCTGTTACTCAGAAGGATAAACATTATTATACATTAGAAACAGAATTTTTAAAGGGCGCAGAATTAAAAACATATCCTAAAAATTCTTCAGAACCACGTTTGCGTCCTACAGTTAAAGGCGAAATTGACTTACAAGATGAGGTTGGTAAAATTAATTTAAGAGGTAAAACTCATCCTGTGTATCGTAAAATTACAGCATTTGCAAGTGGTGGACTTGCACTGAAAAAAGGTGGAGCAGTACCGATGAAAGAACAAATGAGCATGTTTGAAGATGGTGGTCTTATGGA